CTTCTCGGGCTTGTTCCCTAGAAATATACTCATATGATAAACCTAGTACCTACTAACCGTCAAGCCCCGTTTGGACGCGGGCTCACAAAATTACTCTCACGCCCACCTACTTGCGAACCATCGTCAAACATATTCTTAGGTTGCACGGGTTGACCTTCTGGACCTTGTTGTTGCATCTCGCCAGTCATCATAGCTAATTGCTGTTGTAATTGTTGAATAACCTGTTGCTGTTGTTGCATCTGCGTCATTCTCTGGCGGTCAGGTACAATACGGTCTGGGTTAGTGTTTAGGTTAGTAGCTGCTTCGCGTAATAGCTCCGCTGCCCCATCCATACCAACAATCTGTTGCGCCACTGGGCTGTTCAATACAAGTTGTAGGAACTCATTGCGACGGATAGCTTCTGCTTCTTTCACTACTAAGCTAGATGCGCCACGTGCATTGATATTCACGTCACCAACTAAGTCTGGGTCTTCAGAGTAACGTAAGTTATCGTGATACAAGCGTTCAATTGCCGGTATAATCACGTTCTGGTCGATATTATTGATAACTTGCTTAATACCCTTACCAGCGTTAGAAATCAGCATAGAGAGCCCTGAAGACGTTCTGCTGGCGCCCGGAGTGTGTCCGCCTGTCATATACTTAGGAATCATTGTATCTTCGTCAGCGCGCTCTGAGAACTTCTCAAACACAGCCATTAACTCGTTTGCATTAGAGTTAGGTTGGAAGAACGATAGTGGTGGTGAGCCGTCGTTAAACTCTGAGCTCTGGAACTGCCATATCTTCCATGGGTGCATATCACTAATATCTTCACCAGTGGGTAGACGACTAATGTTAACGCCAACCTGCGGCCCCGAGGATATACCCATGTTGTTAGCCAACGCTCTAGCAGTAGCATTTACCATGGCTTGTGAATCTCTACACAAATCAGTCACGCCTTTGCCGTCTACAGAGCCCGGCTTAGACTCGTAAGAAGTCAGATAATACGGCTTCCGCGCTAGCGGGTCATAGTTTAGCACCGCACGAATAACGGTGTTATTTACTAACCACACTTCACAAGGGTAATTCATTGACGGGTCTTCAATATCAGACTCATCTACACCCCACTCTAATAATAACTTACCTTCAACGCTATCCCACAGCTGTAGGGCGTCAATCAGGTCGTCAGTGTGAACAGCTTTAGATACGCTCTTACCTTCAGCGTCAGCTTTAGCTGAGTCAACCCATAACCAGTCGCCTGTCGTACCACTACCAAAATCAGATAATACAGTGCGAATCGCGTCTTCGTTATAGCCCGGTACACCAATTAGAGACTGTAAGTCTTCACGAGTCATGCGATGACGCTCAATTACATAGCCGTCATTAATATCCCATGCCCATGGTGCCCAGTATAAGTTGAACGGGTCAACACGCTCCCACTCATTTCTAATTTCTTCTGTAGGGACTAATCCGCCATCTTGCCATTTCATCACCTTGCGACGACGCTTGACAGGACCTTTAAGTGCCGCGAATGGGAACGTAACGATGTCATCAATAAACTCGTTAAACGCTTTATACCAGCCACCCTCTAGCAACTGGTCTTCCATCTTCAGCTCCATACGCTTGACGCGCTCAGCCGATTCTTCTTTAGATAGGTTCATCGCTTCGTCTTTCATAGATAAAGCAATCTGGCGCAGTTCTTCTTCAGACGGCATTTGCCCTGTCTGTTGCATGACACCCATGATTTCAGTGGATAACTGCGCTTGTAGAGACTGGAGTACTTCTTGTGGGAGTTCTGGCTGCGGAGTCGACTCTATCGCCCATGGCTTATCATTACCTGTACCTAATAAGGTATCACGTAGCCAAGACGTAGCTGCTCGGCATTTTACGGAAGTAAGCTGTACAAATATATCTGAACCGCCTTGCTCCTCGATTTCTGCCCTAACATCTGGGTCATACTCACCGTTGCGCTGACGAACACACTCTAACATGCGTTCTTCTAGGTCTTGTTTCGCATCGCGAGACTCCTCCCAACGCGTTCTTGCGTGGGCGGCTAGACCTTGTATATATTCTTGGTTTTGAAGCTCGTCACTTCGACTTTTCGCTTCGGCTTCCATATCAGCCACGCTTTTAGCGGGCATCAGCGCCATCATAGGTTGCATAGATTATCTCCAGAGTACTCTGAGCTAATTGTATCTTTCATAGGCACTTATATCAAGTATAACGATATTGTACCCTACGTACTTCTCTACGTTGCTGAGAAGCGACTGACCCACGAAACTGTAAGTCTAATATGCTATCTGCATACTGGTTAGCGTCGTGGATGTGGGAATATTCATTTTTATCCGGTTTGTCTTCCAACTCACCGTTGCGCTTCTTCTTATACCTATATCCATGTCGAAACCCTTTGAGGAGCATCGTACAGCTGGGGTCAATCAAATACATGGCGTTACCGTCTATCTGCTGTGATAACAGACGCTCTACCGCACTTATGCGATAATCAGGCTTATTACTCGGCGGTTTAACACACTGATACCCTGCTTTTTTCAAGGCGTCTACAAGTGTCAACTCATTGAGCTGTTGTTTCATAAACCCTGCTGGGTCAGGCGCACAGACCATCTCATAGCCGGGGTAATATCTTGATACATGCGGTGTCAACTTCTCACGTATAAACGTCTCGATACCCATGTTATCAGACGTCACCTCGGATAGCGTTAAGACCCGCCCCCTAGCGTCCCTCTGCTTAAAGACAGCGCAAGGAGTCCGACCGAAATCAATACCGACAATAATGGGATAATCAGACGATGGTATCGGCATAAGTTCACCTTCAGCCACGTGAAAATCCTCAATAAACGACCTTTCATATACGGCACTACCAGCAAGAGAACGACCAAACTTATTGCGAATATAAACGTCAACCCAGTCTTCAGTTTTTCCTTCAGCCAGTTTTTCATAGTAACCCTCAATCAAGTTCTGTTTCCAGTCAGCCTCATCAGATAACGCGTCAGGCTGTAAGTAGATACTCGCTGTCTCAGGCGGCTCAGACATATACGTCTCCCAGAACGTATCCATATCCGGCGCGTTCGTCGCTCCCCACACATGTGCGTGCGGTGTGCCATCATCCATCACACAACCCCCTTTGGCCATCGACGGGTAACGACCAACACGACCTTGCAGTGCGTTGAAGATGTCTGGGTGTATTTCTCTATACTCATCAAGCATCCCGAAACTCACCTCAAGCGACAGTAAGCGACGTACATCGTTTGCATCATCTAGACCACGAAACAATACCTCGCACTCTACATCATCAAACTTCATCGTAAATACTTTGTTGGTTCTAGCGAACGTACCTGCCACACCTTCTGGAAACCACGTCATAAACGTGGGTATCGTCGCATCGGTCAACATCTGGTTCGTGTTTCTCACTACCACACACCGCGAACGACGTATGCCATCGTCCCCAGCCTTCATCATTTTCGCCATATATGCAATTTTCATCACCGCAGCGGATGACTTACCTGACCCCACAGGACCAGAGATTAGTGAGATAAAATTCTGGCACGTCAAAAAGGGCACAAGGCTCGGTGGAGGCGTGTAATTTACATTATTATCAGCCATTTTTTACTCCAAAAAGTCTTCGCCAGAGAACTCTATATCATCAAATAAGTCGTCGAAATCGGGTATTTTTGACTTAAATTCGCTTATTTCAGGCTCATTTTCCCCAGAATTAGCTATATTTTGAGCCATATTTCGGTCATTTTCGCTGTTTTCTTCGGGGGGCGGCAGGTTTTCAGGCTCAACGTCGATAATCTCATTTATCTCGACCGGCTCCTTGCTCTCACTAGGCAAATTTATCGTAATACTGAACCCAGAACCAAGGTTTTGTGCAATATCCGACTTCTTCGGCTTCAAATCACCCCACTCAACGATGTTTTCTAGCATTTTAGCACGCACAGCGGCGGGCACATCAGGGTCACGGGCCATATGGTAGGCAATTGGGAGTAAATCTTCAGCTAAAATACGACTTTTCGCAGCAAAACCGAAGCCAGACTCAGATAATTCCTTCGTATAGGCATCAACGTACTGTTTGTACTGCGGGTTACGCTTAATAGCTACAAAATCTTGCTCAGTTATGCCCTCACCAGAGATAATTTCGCTTTCTGGACGCATTGCACCGACATTATTTCGGGCGATACTAAGTGCTACTGAACGTAATAAGGTGTCTTGGTATATTGCGGAGTGCATGGACTATCCTTTAATCAGTGTTCGCTGGGATTATATGGGGGAAAAGGCGATAACGCAAGTCGTTGGAAAATGGAAAAATTTTTTTGGCTTTCTTTATAAGGTACCCCCCTATTGGAAAATCGAGGTTGTTAACATTTTATTAACATCTATAAAAATGAGACTTTCGTTGTGAGCTACGGATATATATGGGGCGGGGTGGGGGGTGGGGAGGGGGTCCTGTACCCCCCTCGTTCCTTGGACTACTACTATCATTATGAAAATGAATTAGGGCTTGTGGATTTCTGTGGATTTGCTATTATTACTACGTGGTCAGGAAGTTGACCACTTAATTAATCACTTACTTACTTAGGATATAAGAATATGACTGACATTAAATTAGACTTCAATAAAATCTCTGACATTGTTTGGGAACAATACCGCAAGGCGCATGATGCCGTCTTCGATACCCAGTATGATTCTATCGAGCGTGCTAGTGCTGAGCTAAAAGAAGCTGAGATTAGAGTACACTACGAAGAGCTTAGAGCGTGCTACTACGCTGAGATTGAGGGTGGCGACGATCTATACTGGGCGCGTGAAAAAGAGCTGGCATTGAACTACGTTGAGCGATACCGCACCATAGCGAAATACGCCAAGCTGATGCGTGACAAGCGCATCGAAGAGGCTGGGGGCGAAAGCGACGTCGAGTTTTTATAGGTAGAATTCCTAAGTACTGGGCCCTTCGGGGCCCTTTTTTGTGTCTGCGATTTACCTAACTACTATCATAGGAGGTGCTTAACTACTATCATATGTAGATGCGTTAATCCCATGGAATTAAGTACTCGATAAGTTGACAAGATGTTTCACCCGTGTATAATGGGAACCGTGAATTGGTATTCACATTAACTTAATCACTTAAAAGGTAACATTATGAAAACTTTAAAATCAGTAACAGCTCACTTATTAACTGCGGTAGAAGCGGGCAAAACAGTTTTGGCTAGTTGTAAATCAGCGGCGTTCGAGGCGAAAGCCCAACTTGATACTAAAATCGAAAGCCCAACGGAACGTGTCCGTGCAGTGGTTGACGCCTACAAAGAGGTTTACGGCGCAGACCATAACGTTAAAGCGAACTTCAGCGACGCTCTTTATTTACTAGCTTGTGGGCAACAACCAATTAGCTTTACCAATCGCAAGGGTGAGGAAACGCATACCACGGCGGAACAAGCTTTGGAATTCTCGAAACACGACTTGAAAAAAGCCGTCAAAGAATTGCGCGACGACAACGGCGAAAGTCGTAAAGCCGGTGGCGGTAGAAAACCACGCACACCAACGAAAGGCGAAATACCGGCGCCGGCAGTGAACGCAACACCGCAAGCGATCGCACATACTGCGGAAAAAGCCCGCAAGGATTTCCTAGCTAAAATTGCTAAAGGACTGGCGGACGAAAAATTCTTAGCGGAACTGCGGGCGGTGTTATCGGACAACGGTTATACACTACGCAAAAAAGCGACGCCAAAAGACCACTAACCTAAACGGGGCNNNNGCCCCGATTTTTTCAAAATTACTATCACTACTATCATCACTCAAAATGCGGTTACGCGTAACCCGCTCCACTTGTCTACTATCATTATGAAATGAGCAATGAAAAAATGCGGTTACGCGTAACCCTTAATTCTTAATCCCATGGGATTAGGTGAGTAATGAACTCTCGACATATTGACCAGATCAACAAGGAGACTGCTTGACAATGTATGCGGGGTTAGTAGTTACTTACATTTTGGATATTATGGGGTTACGCGTAACCTTTTATCGCATTAAAGTGGGTTTTTAGTCGGTTTAAATAGCGAGTATGTCGACTCATAGATTTGTAGATTTTTTAAAAACGGCTGTAGCCCGCGTCATTACTGGGTTTGCGTGTTTTGGCTAAAATTTTTAGACACATTTTATGGTGTAAATCTACAAATCTACGAACAGGTATGTTGAGGGGATGTGGTAAAGTCTAATGAAATCAAGGACTTACGGCAATTAGCAAAGGGAAAATAGCCCTATATATATATTTTAGTTTATAGATTAAAGAATAATAAGACGATATAGTAAAATGACTACTCCTTTCAGTAGGGTTTAGCCGTAAGAAGTTTGTCTTATTGCAAAAATCCAATCTAAAATCTAAAACTAAGAAAATCAAACACTTAGCTCATTTTGGCAATCTAAAAACTCATCTAATCCTTAGAAATCAATGA